AATCACAACAGCTTGAACCAGGCGTGTTCAGAAAGCGGAAACTTTTTACGAAGAAAACAAATTAGTCCTTGCACTTTTGAAAAATGTCGCTATACTTCTTCGTCTTGGCCTGGTAGCTCAGTCGGTAGAGCAGAGGATTGAAAATCCTTGTGTCGGTGGTTCGATTCCGCCCCGGGCCACCAAAACGGATTCATCACGAGAAGCAGCCTTACCTTTGGGTATCGCTGCTTTTTTTGTTTTCTCTTCCTGCGCCAACATTTCCAACATTTGGCCGTGGTCGATGCCCACTTCATCGGCAATCAAAATCGCTGTACTGAAGTCGGGCAAGCGCCCTCCTTTTACGTATTGCGTAAGTGTCGTGATTGGCATGCCCCAATCCTTCGCAGCCCGATATATTGTCCGTCCCTTCATGGCTTTAGCTATCAACTCTCTCGTTTCCATATAAAACCTCAATTTGACTATGTTTCGTTTGAGTTATATCGTCCACATATAACTCAAACGAGTTATAACTTATTTGTTTCATAAGCTAACCATAGCACAAAAACCAACTAGGGCAACTAGCCCGTCCCGTTACTTCTACTACTTCATCAGCCTACTAAAGGAATTCTCATGTCCGCAATTGATAACAAACACCTCATCGATATCGTTGGCGTCTCTTATTCGTCCGGCACCAGCAAAGCATCTGGTAAGCCATGGGAAATGTACCGTGCGCAATGCGTGGTGAGCGGTCCTGATAATGCAGTGAAAGTGGGCGAATTGTTGTTACCTAAAGATTTAAAAGATACGCCACCGGGCCGCTACCTTGCCGAGTTTGAACTAGATGTGAGTTTTGACCGCCTGGTGGTGCCTCGCATCATCGCTCTGCATCCTCACGGCTCGCAAAAGCCCTCGGCAAAAGCACCAGTCAATGAACCGGCTAAAGCCGCCGCCTAAGTATGAAACAACCCGCTGACAAATACACGCTTGATGCATTTGATGCGCCTCGCCGTGGCCGTCCTCGCAAAGTCGACGCCAAGACAAATGCGCAACGTCAGCGGGAATTTCGTCAACGTCAGAAATTCAATTTTCTGCATCCGATTGCGGTGAGAGTTTTCAAATGACCTCTACCTATTCAAGCGAATTGCTCAAACGTCAGTTACAGGATGCCGAGGAAGCTGTTTTCTCCGCCGATTGGGATGACGATAAGCGTGCCAAACACTACGCTGAATTACGCGTGATTCAGCTTAAAAATTTGATTCAGCTTCTCTTCGAAGAAAAAACGCCTAATGCCTAAATACGTTCTCTACTGCACGCAAGATGCTGCACCGACGGTGACCGATAACGGCACTTTGTCTTGCGATGGCGGCGTGTCAGCGATTCAAGTGGGGCTGTTGGAAACGACGCTGAACACGCCCGATACCGGATCGATTGCGACCGTGTGGGCGGCGGCGTTTTCCTTGGTGTTGATGTGTTTTGTGATTGCGCGTGCGGTAGGGGTGGTGCTGCACATGTTGAGGGAGGCTTAAATGTTGTTGCAGATTCCCGTTGTTCCTTTATTGGCCGGTAGTGTTGCCGCGCTGTGGCTGGTGGATTTTATTTTGATTGTCAGATTGTTTGTTTAGCGCTTGGCGCACACAAGAATTGCTCATATCGGGCAGTCGTCGCCGGACGTTTTTCCGGTTTTATATAAGGGGTAAGCCATGAAATTGCTGCATAAAGTTCGTTCGTTGACCGTCGCCGCTGGTGCTGCCGTAGGTCTGTTTGCCACACAGGCGCATGCCGCCGTCGATACCACGTCCATTACCGGTGCAATTAGCGCCAGCGATATCACCACCGGCATCATGGCGATTGCGGCGACGATGGCGGTGGTCTATGTCTCGCTGAAGGCGGCTAAGGTGGTCATTAGCTATCTTAAGTCCGCGTAAGGTGTTCGGTAGTTAAACGGGGCGATGTAGCGCTGCATCGTCCTTTTTTTACGTCTGTAAGGTAGGAGGAGGGGCTGTATGGATTATTCGAATCTCTGGTATCTGTTTGCATTCGGCTGGGGCATCGTCTGTGCATGGGCGGTGATTGTCGGCCTGGAGACTAAATAATCATGCGCTCATTGACCGTGCTTTTTTTCTGCCTCATGACTCATTGCTCGTTGTCCTTGTCGGCGACAGTGCCTGTGTCCAGAATGCAGAATGCCCTTACCGGTGTCGTCCAGTCGGAAATGCGAAGTCGCGGTTTTGCCTCCAATGATCCGCGTTGGATTGGTACGCTGAGTAGTGTGAGCGGTTCTATCGTGGGTGAATTGGCTTCTGCTGCAACAGTGACCTTACTTGGTGTGACTGCTCCAGCATGGGCTACTGTTGCGGCGACTGTTATTGTTGGCTCGGCGGCTTATCTCACGGTCGATGCTGCCGTCAAATGGATTTTTAAAGCGGATGGTACGGTACAGATTGGCGATAATCCGGCCTCGGTGAATACGCCTGCCGGATTGGCGCCACCCACCATCATTTATACATTCTCCAATGCAGTTGCGGGTTCTCCCGGCGGCGCGTGTTCGGGGGCTAGCTATACCGATTTCACGTTTTCGGGCGGTCATGGCAGTCAACATGCCGTCTTGAATGCCGATGGCAATTGCCATCTTATCCGCGTCTATATACCAGATACCGGCGCGTCGTACACTGAAGATCAAGGGTCTCTTGGTGCGCCTTCAAAATCAAGCAATAACACCACCTTATGTCCTGGCATCAAGTTGACGGCTACGAATGGAGTTTGTCCGGCCTCCAATTTTCCGGAACCCGCGCAAGCGCCTGTTAAAACCGTCTCTGATGCCGCCGCCGCGTTGACCGATGCGCAAAAGGCGCAGCCCCTGAATCCTCAGATGATTGCCGATCTGGCGAACGATTTCTGGAAAACCGCCGCTGCCGCGCCCGGCTATACCGGTCTGCCGTATGACGCGACCAATCCGGTTACTGCTGCCGATGCGGCGACATGGCAAGCGGCTAATACGGCTTCATGGCCGACCGTGGGGGATTTTGTTGCGCCACAGGCTACGCCTTCCGGTGGCACTGCTGCATCGCCATTTACCTTGCCAACAGCATCCACGCCTGTGGCCACGGCTGATCCTGCTGCGGTGGCATCGCCCGGCACCAATGCCTCTACCGAGCCATTAGAAAATCTCGGTCCCGATCCCGGCATCGGTGCGCCTGCTTTGGAATCTATTCCGACTGCGCAACAGATTTTGCAGCCCTTGTTAAACCTGTTCCCGACCTTGACGAATTTCGTCGTACCGAATCACAACGCGACTTGCCCCACCTGGTCATTTTCGGTTTTCAATCACGATATCGCCATGACCCAGCACTGCGCCCTGTTTGAAAAAATCCGTCCCACTTTGTATGCCGCAATGGCGTTGGTATGGGTGCTGGTGGCCTTGTTTATCGTGCTGGCGGCATAACCAAGAGAGAGGATTCCCATGTTTGGCATTGTCTTATCCGCGCTCAATGCGGTGCTGGCTTTCGTAGTTCGTTCTGTCATTGTCAAGTTTGTCTTGTACTTCGGTTTGTTCTTCGTGACGACGGAATTCATTGCTGTGTTGACCAATATATTGCCGACCGGGGCCGCGCTGACCTCGGCCTTTGGTGGCCTGCCTAATGACGTCTGGTATTTCCTCGACCTGTGCAATGTCTCGGCAGGCGTGCCTATCTTGCTGTCGGCATGGGTGACGCGTTTTATCATCCGGCGCATTCCGCTGATCGGATAAGCATGCCGATTAACGTCTATACCGGCCTGATGGGTTCCGGCAAAAGCTATGAGGTGGTGGCTGAGGTGATTGTCCCGGCCATTGCGCAAGGGCGGCGCGTGGTGACGAATGTCGATGGCATTTCCAATGCATTGATCCGTGCCCACGTCGCGGCTGCTTACAAGCTGGAGGAACAGGCGTTAGGGGAAGTGCGGCACGTCACGAATGAGGATGTGTTCAAGCCGGATTTCTTTCCGTATTACGACAACAAGAAAGATGCGCACACCAACACGCTGGTACAGCCCGGTGATTTGGTGGTGGTCGATGAGGCATGGCGCTTCTGGCCTGCCACCGGGGCAAAGCTGTTGGCTGAGCATAAGAGTTTCTTTTTAGAGCATCGTCACTTCACGCATGCCGATACCGATGTGGCTTGCGATCTGGTCTTGATGATTCAAGACATGGGCACGCTGAACCGTTTTATTAAGAATGTCGTAGCCTTCAATGCGCGTACCCATAAAAAGATTTCGCTTGGTCTGAACAATACCTACAGCATTACGCTGTTTGAGGGCAGCAAGCAAAATCAGGGCGCGAAGATCAGCACCACGATCCGTAAATACAAGAAAGAGATTTTCCCGCTGTATTCCTCCTTCAAGGGCGGCGCTGCCGGCAAGACAGTGAATGTCGATAAGCGTCAGAACATGCTCAACAATAAGGTGCTGTGGCTGATGGCACCGCTGGTAATAGTGGTGGGTGTGGTGGGCGTTATCTTTGTCAATCGTTTCTTTCATCCCAAGAAGGCAGATACTGCCGCCGCTAGCACATCTGGCGCATCCCCCAACACAGCGACGGCTGGCGCAAAGGCGGCGGCTCAGACTCCGGCACCGGCTAAACCGGCATCCTCTTTCTCTGATGCATGGCGACTGGTCGGCACCATCAACTATGGCAATGCGCATTATGTGGTGATTGCTGATGCGGCCGGACGTTTGCGTTATGAATCGCCGTCCATGTTCGTGCAGGCGGGGCCACAAACTATTGGCGATATTGATGGGGCGAAGGTCACTTATTATTCTGGCGCGGTGCCGATGCCGTCGCGCTCCTCCAAGGAGTTCATCAAATGAAGCGTCTGACCTTATTGTTATGCGCCCTGTATCTTCATGCCACCGGCTATGCCGCAAGCTTTACCCCATTGCCGCTGCCGCTGTCCTTGGTGACTCCTGGCGATTCGTCGGCGTTTTCTTTGTCCAAGGTGAAAGTGTCCGAGGCAGTGGACATGATGTATGCGCAGGTCATGAAAACCCCATTCGTGATTACCTCCGATGTGTTGAATGATGAACGGCTAGTGTCCTTCCGCTTGAGTGCTGGTCTCGATCCTCGGCAAGAAATTTCACGTTTTCTGATGGCCATCGGCTTGAGCGTGCGCACGGTCAATGGCGTCGATCTGATTACCCTGCAAAAGGAAGCCAAGCTTGAAAAGCAGGTGTTTATTTATCATCCGAAATTCCGCGATGGCTCTTATCTGATTGAGTTAGTCCGATCCATCTTTACTGACGGTGATTTCACAGCGACAAGAGCCGTACGCGCGCCTGCCCAGACTGTGGATAGCAGTGCGTTGCCGGAAGCAACAGCGTCCAGCACTACACGCAAAACGCCGCCATCCGGTTCTGCCGCCAGTCTGATCGATACGTCTACCGATACACTGGTATTCAATGGTCCGGCATCTGAGGTCAAGCAATTAGCGGCCTTACTGGAACAGCTTGACACGCGGCAAGGGGAAGTGATGGTGCGCGGCCAAGTGTTTGAAGTCTCCACAGGAGCGCAGCAAGGATCGGCTTTTTCACTGGCCTTGTCGCTGCTTGGCGGCACGGTCACTGCCGGGGTATCTACCGTCTCGACGTTGGATGGCTTCTTGCGCTTCAAGAATACAAGCATCGATGCCGTGTTTGCGGCCTTGTCCAATGACAGCCGTTTTAAGACGATTTCCACGCCGTCCTTGCGGGTGCGTTCGGGGGCGACGGGGCGCTTCTCGGTGGGGCAGGATGTGCCGGTCTTGGGGGCGGTGAGCTATCCGGGCAATAGTGCGACGCCGGTGCAGTCGGTGGAATACCGCAGTTCGGGTGTCATCTTCGATCTGTCGCCCATCGTGCGAGAGGCCGTCATTGATTTGCGCGTACAGCAGCAGATATCGAATTTCGTGGTGACGCAAACCGGCGTCAACAATTCGCCGACCTTGACCAAGCGGGAATTGAGTACCTCGCTGTCGGTGGCCGATGGTGATGTGGTGATTCTGGGTGGCTTGGCCGAAGACAAGGAAAGTGATACGCGTGTCGGCTTCTCTTTCCTGCCGGACTGGATGCGCTCGGATACAGGTCAGCAGAGTAAGAATGAGATTTTACTTGTCTTGCAAGTGAAGAAATTGTGATGAGTCGCCTCGTTGTGGATCTGCTGAATAGAGACGGCCTGCAGGGCAAAATATCCCCTCTTGGCGACATCCCAAGGTTTCTATCGATGCTTGCAGATGCAGATGCCGGTAGTCGCGACAAGGCGGCGCGAAGGGGATTTTTAGTCGTGCAGTCCGCGGACGGCTTTTCTCCCCATGGCGGTACACGTTCCAATCCCTCGCCCCTGAGAAACGCTGTTGATGGTGGCATTTCCGTTACGCGTAACGGAAATGCGCGTAGCAAGCTTCCGCCGCTTCGCCCGCAGCATGCGAGGACGGAGCGGCGCGAAGCGCCGCTAGACTTGTACCTAGAACACTTAAGGAATAAACGACAGCGGTAGCAAAGGAGTGGGTAGGAAAGGAGTTTTTTCAGGACGTAAAAATACCCGGATTAGCGCGCCAACGCTGCCGGGCTCACACAACAAAGCTAAAGGGAAATTGTGCTTGACACAAGTATAGACAAGGCAGCGGCTAATGCCCATCTCAAGGCCAGTTTTGGCCAGTATTTCTGTGGTACAGATGCACGGTTGTTCAAAACAATTACGTTGACTGAATTTCCTAACGGCGTCGAGGTGTATGTGGATGAAGGTAGAGAGGCGTTTAGTGATGGCGCGATCTTTGACTATTCGGCTGAATCGGAATTGCCCACCGTACGAGGTGAGGGCGATCATGAGAGAGCGCGGGAAGTGGCAGCTCGCCGTGCCAAAACCAACGTGCGTCGCCTCGCCAAAATGATTCAGGCCGATTGCATGCTGACGCTGACCTACCGCGAGAACATGACCGACTTTGTACGTGTCGAGGCTGATTTTAAGGCCTTCAGAACGCGTCTACGCTCCTTGGGTGAGTTCCATTATGTGGCGACTTTGGAACGACAGCGAAGAGGCGCTATCCACCTTCATATCGCTTGTCAGCATTTCCCTGCATGGCTGAATAATGAACATGGTGTTCGAGTACGTAGTTATAACTTGATTCGCTCGATGTGGCGACGCGTGATTGGGCGGGACAACGGGAATGTTGATCTGACGCGACCTAAAGGCCGTAACTGGGCACATCGTATCGCCAGCTACATCAGCAAATACGTTTCCAAAAATATCGAGGAATCGCGCTTTAACA